GCGCGCAGCACCCTGGGGCCGCGCACGGTCACGGTGCCCGAGGGCATTGACCCCGGGTTTGAGTACGCCCCCGGCGCGGCACGTTTGAACAGCGCCATTCCGCCCGAGCGGCCTGCGCCACGGCAACCGCTCAAGCCCGGTGCTGCGGCCAAGAGCGGCAGCACCAGCGGGGAAGGTTTGCCCAACCTGCGGCCCTCCGATGCGTTGCCGCCGCCGCGCTCGGTGCCAGCCAGCGCACTGCTGCCCAAGGACCTGCCGCCTGAAGACTATGCAAAGGCGTTCCTGCATGCTTTTGGGGCCACTATCGAACAGCCTGTGATCGTGCGCGACGTGATCGGCGAGCGCCTGGTAGTGGGCAAAGACCTTTTCACCGATTGGGAGGGCAACTGGAAGGCCGACAAAATGGGTCGGGGTCCCTACATGCAGTTGCTGGCCCGCGCCGTGCTCGATCCTGATGAAATTTGGGTGCGCCTCGAATGGCTGCAGATCGCCCAGCGCGCAGCAGTGCGCAGGCGCTACATCGCGCAGTTCGACGTTGAAGGCAAGGAGGTGCCGCTGCTGATGGTCTTCGAAGTCGGGCCGGACGGCTGGCTTGGCGTCACGGCCTACAAAGGGCAGATGCGCAATGTCGATGATTGGCGCATTGGCACACGACTGTTCAAGCGCGGCGCCATGACAAAGGCCGACACGCTGCCCCATGTCGGCCTCCCGGATGTGGTGACGGTTGCCCAGGCAGAGGCTTCCCATCCGATAGAGCCACTATTGTAGGCGCTTGAAGCATGGCCGGCACCAACCTCAGCATTGAGATCGACGACAAGGCGGCGCTGGCGATGCTCGTGCAGCTGGGCCAGGCGGGTACCGGCGACCTGATGTCGCGCGTTGGGGAGTACCTGGAGCGCACCACCAAAGACCGATTCGCCACCCAGACCGCGCCCGATGGCACGCCGTGGCAGGCTTTGGAAGAGCGTTACCGTAAGCGTAAAAAGTACAACGCCGACAAGGTGCTGACGCTGAACACCTATCTGGGCAAGGGCATCCGTTACCAGGTCGAAGGCCCGTATGCCGTTCTGGTCGGCTCTGATCGGCCCTATGCCGCCATCCACCAGTTTGGTGGCACCATCAAGATGCCTGCACGTGACGCCACGGTTCGCTTGCACAGCGTGAATGGCCGTCTGCGCTTTGCTAAAAAGTCGAATACGGATGCGACTGAGAAAACCGTCAGCATCGGCGCACACGAGGTCAACATGCCGGCCCGACCGTACCTCGGTGTCTCTGCCGAAGACCATGCCGAGGTCAACGCCATCGTGAGCGACTGGATTCGCACACAGACCCAAGGCTGAAGGCCAGTCGATACTGACCGCGGTCAAAAGACTTTGACCCCAAGGCCGCAGACCATTGCGGCATGCCTCGTTCCAATGCCCTCCTTGTTGTTGCCGCCGGTGCTGCCGCCAGCGCGGTCGCCATCGCTGCATGCGCTTATGCCGTGCCGACCAAAACCAAGATCGGTACCGACGGCATGGTCATGCTGCAGATCACGCCGGCCGGAACCTTTGGCCCGAGCGATGGCCGCCCGATGGACTCGCCCGACTGGAACATCAACGCGGCCAGTGCCCAACAACTGATCACGCGCTTCCAGGCACGCCGCAATCCGGCCGTGATCGACTACGAGCACCAGACCCTTAACAAAGAAAAGAACGGCCAGCCCGCACCGGCTGCCGGCTGGATGCGCGACCTGCGCTGGATTGACGGCCAGGGCCTGTTCGCGGTCGCCGAGCTGACGCAACGCGCCCGCGACTTTGTCAGCGCGGGTGAGTACAGCTTCTTCAGCCCGGTCTTCGAGTACTCACGCAAGACCGGCGCGGTGCTCGATGTCCATATGGGCGCGCTCACCAACAACCCTGCCATCCACGGCATGGAGCCGCTGTCGCTGCTCGCCGTGGCCACGGCCGCATTCCTGCCCCAGTCCCTTTCCCTTTCCCAACCCGATCCGCAACAGGAGAACAGTGTGAATCCTTTACTCACCGCCGTGCTCGCCGCCCTGGCTTTGCCAGCCACCACCACCGAAGCCGTGGCCATTGCCGCACTCACTGCGGTGGGCCCGGTCGCATCGCTGCAAGCGCAAGCCACGGCCGCCCGCGCCGCGCTCAACTTGGGCGCCGATGCTTCTGGCGACGCTGTGACCGCTGCCTGCACCAGCCTGCGCTCCACGGCCACGCCCGACCCCAGCAAATTCGTCCCGCTGTCAGTGCTGGAAGAGGTCAAGACCAGTCTGGCTGCGCTCACCGCACACACGCTGCAAACCGAGATCAACACCATCGTGGGCGCTGCACTGAACGATGGCGGCCTGCTGGCCGGAGAGGAGGGCTGGGCGCGTAACACCGCTGCAACCAACATGGCCGTGCTGACCGGCTACCTCGCAATCGGCCGGCCACGCACGGCCCTGAACGGCACGCAAACCGGTGGCAAGTCGCCAATCGATACCGGCAACGCTGCTCACCATGGCCTGAACGCCGACGAGCTGGCCGTCGCCGTCGCCACCGGCCTGACGCCCGAGGCCTACGCCAAGGCCAAGGGCTAACGCCCGGCCCGCCGCACTCCCTTCACTTCACAAGGAACTCTCATGACTGCTCTGACCACTGGCCGTGCCACACCGCGCCGCGCCGGCCAATCGCTCTCCGATCCGCTGGCCGCGCTGGCAGTGATCTTTGCCGGTGCCATGTACGCACTCGACGCCGCTGGCAATGCCGTGACGGCGACCAGCGCCGGCCTGGTTGTGCGCGGCGTGGCGGAAGAAAACGCCAACCAGGCGCAGGGCGACACCAACGTCAAAGGCTCGGTCGGCATTTACCGCTTCGGCAATGACACGACGGGCCCATTCACCCGCGCCGATATCGGTGCCGTGGCCAACGTGCTGGACGACCAGACCGTGACCCGCAGCCCAGGCGCGGTGGCGGGCAAGGTGTTCGACATTGACGACCTGAGCGGTGAAGTCTGGGTCCATATCGGCTGATCCGCACCCCACGCCACCCAGACCGCACACCCCACACCTCACACCCTATTGGAGCGTTTCAAATGATCGTCAATCAAGCCAATCTCAGCATTCTGTTCACTGCCTACAAGGCAGCCTTCCAGGGCGGTCTGGGCCAAGCGCCCAGCCAGTACGGACAAGTCGCGACCATCGTGCCAAGCAGCACCTCGATTGAGGAGTACGCTTGGCTCGGCCAACTGCCAGGCATGCGTGAATGGATCGGCGATCGCGTGGTGCAAGGCCTCTCGACGCATGGCTACAACATCAAGAACAAGCTGTTCGAAATGACCATCGGCGTGCCGCGTACCGCCATCGAAGATGACCAGTACGGCGTTTACGGCCCGCTGTTTACTGAAATGGGCCGCAGTGCTGCCGCCAACATCGACCAGTTGGTGTTCTCCTTGCTCGGCGCGGGTCGAACGGCACTGTGCTACGACCAGAAGCCGTTCTTCAGCGTTGCGCATGACGTGATCAACGCCAAAGGCAAGACAGTGAGCCAGGGCAACGTCGACGACGACGGCACCGGCCCAACCTGGTACGTGCTCGACACCACCCGCGCGCTCAAGCCGATGATCTGGCAGAACCGCAAGGCGCCGAACTTTGTCGCGAAAGACAAAGAGACCGACGAGAACGTCTTCAACAGCGCCGAGTACAAATACGGCATCGACAGCCGTGGCAATACCGGCTTCGGTTTCTGGCAACTGGCTTACGCCAGCAACAAAGCGCTGAACAAGGCCAACTTGGAAGCAGCCATTGTCGCCATGACCAGCCGCACCGGCGACCAGGGCCGGCCGTTGGGCATCAACCCGAATTTGCTGGTGACACCGCCGCAGCTCGAATTCCAGGCCGCCGGGTTGATGAACAACGACTTCATCGGGGTGGCGGGCGCCGGTGCCGAGAACAATGAACTCAAGGGTCGCCTGATGCCGGTGGTGGTGCCTTGGCTGGCTGTGGCCTGAGCCCGGTCCGGTCTTTGACGCGCTGACTGCCCGCTATGCCCTACGTCACGTTGGTCGAACTTGCCGAGCGCCCGGGTGCGCGTGAACTGGCCCAGGTGGCCGGCTCCGAACACCTGCCGGTGATTGACCCCGAGCTGATGGACGCCACCCTGCGCGGCAGTGATCGGTCCGCCTGGGCCCCGGAGTTGGTGGCCTCGGCCGACGATGCCGCCGCGCGGGTGACGGATGCCGTGGCAGAGGCCAGCGCGCTGATTGATGGCTTTCTGGCGCAGCGCGGCTATGTGCTGCCGCTGGTGCTGCCACCCATCAGTGCCGGCATGAGCGTGCTGGGGGCCTGGGCCCGGGCCATCACGCGCTACTCGCTGCACAAGTCGCGCATCAGTGACGAAGCCAAGGACCCGATTGCACGTGACTACCGAGACGCGTTGAAGATGCTCGCGCTGTTGGCCGATGGCAAGTTCAGCCTGGGCGCCGGTGACCCGAACACGCTCAGCAAAGTCAGCGGGACCGACGTGCGCTTTTTAGGCGCGCCCAACGTCTTTGGCCGCGACCAGCTGCGCTTCTACCGATGAACCTGTCGCCCGTCATCGCCCGCCTGAAGGTGCAGCTCACTGGCTTGCGTGCCGTGGGTGGCAGCGCCGACATGGCGCTGGCCTTGCGCGGCACGGTGGTGGCGCCGGCGGCGTTTGTGATGCCACTGGTCGAGCAGGGGATTGAGCTGCCCAGCACCGGGCCGACCCGGCAGCGCCTGTCGTCATTGTTCGGCGTGGTGCTGGTGGTCGAGAACATGCGCGATGCCACCGGTGCTGCGGCCCTGATCGACTTGGAGACGGTGCGCCTGCAGCTGAAACGGGCGCTGGTCGGTTGGGTGCCCGATGACAGCACCCACGAGCCCGTGACCTTCCTGCGCGGCCAATTGGTGCAGTGCGAAGGCGACGGCCGCCTGTGGTGGAGCGATGAGTTCCTCCTGACCAGTTACTACGTTCAAAACTTTTAAAGGCATTCCCATGGCAAAACTCCTGCGCAAGATGGCCATCCTGGCCGCTGTCGAGGCGACTCGCGGCACCGATGCCCTGCCGACCGGCGCGGCCAACGCGCTGCTGGTGAGCGGCGTGACGCTGACCCCCATTGAGGGTTCCGAGATCGAGCGCGACAACATCAAACCGTACTTCGGCGCGAGCGGCACGGTGCTGGTCACCGAGTACAGCAAGATCGCCTTCTCGGTTGAGGTGGCGGGTGTCGCTGTACCCGGCTCCGCGCCCGGCTACGCGGCGCTGTTCCAGGGCTGTGCGATGGCGATGACCACGAACGATGGCGTCAGTGTCTCGTTTGCGCCGGTCACCGACGGCATCCCCTCGTTGACGATCTACGGCAATGTGGACGGCGTGCAGCACATCATGCGCGACGCTCACGGCAGCGTGAAGGCGGCGATTGATGCCAAAGGCATCCCGAAGTGGCATTTCGAATTCACCGGCCTGTTCACGCCAGCCACCGACACGCCGCTGCCAGCCGCCGTGTACACCAGCTTCATGACCCCACTGGGGGTCAACAAGATCAACACCACGCTGATGATCGACGGTGTCGGCATCGCCGCCAGCGCCTTTGCCTTCGATTGCGGCAACACGGTGGTCAAGCGCGACCTGATGACCATTGACTCGGTCGAGATCACCGGGCGCAAGTCGACCGGCTCGGTCACGCTGGAGAACACTGCGGTGGCAGTGAAGGATTGGGTCATGCTGGGGCGGCTCGGCGCTCGCATCGCGCTGTCGTTGCAACACGGCCCCGATGCGTTCAACGTGGTCGAGTTCCATGCGCCTATCGCCCAGGTCGGCAAGCCGACCTTCGGTGACAGCGACGGCGTGCAGATGGTCACGCTGCCGCTGACCTTCATTCCCAGCCCAGCCGGTAATGACGAGTGGTCCATCGTGGTCCGCTGAGAAAGCAAGACATGGTTCAAAAACTCAAAATCGCCGCCAAGCCGACCTTCAGCGCCCCGGTCGTGATGCGGGTCGTTGGTGACAACGCCGGCATCATCGAGGTGAAGTTCACGGCGGTATTCAAGCGCTTGGACCAGCCCGGGCGCGAGGCGCTGAGAGACGCGCTGGTGTCCCAGTCGATCACCGACTCAGGCGTACTTGACCTGGTGCTGGCCGATTGGGAAGAGCTGGTCGACGTCGACGGTCTGCCGTTCCTGTGTTCACCGGAGAACCGGGCGGCCGCCAATGCCGACTGGCCGGAATTCGAATGGTTCATCGCACTGGCGTACTTCGAGACGGTGAACAAGGCGCAACAAAAAAACTGAGAGGCGCCGCGCGGTATCTGCTCGGCGCCGACACCAGTGTTCATGACGAGATCGACGCTGACCTGATTGCCCAATGCGCCCTGATGGGGTTGGACCCGAAACGGCTGGTGTCCGGTGCGGCAACCGACGGCGGTCGACCAGCGTTTGAACTGTGGCCCGAGCACATCAGCGCCTTCGAGGTGTTTGGGGCATGCCTGCGGCAGTGGCGAATCATCACGGTCGGCATGGGCGGGGCCTATTACCAGGGGCTGGACCTGTCGGCGGTGGATGTCGCGATGCGTCGCCTCGGGGTGCCGGTAGCGCAGGAACGCGAGGTGCTGCTGCAGGTGTTGGTGATGGAGAGCGAGGGCGTGGACGTGATGAACGCCTGATCAAAACAAACATTTAACGGCGGTGCAGATCGTGGCAGAAGCGCAAAAAATTGGCATCCGGATCGAACTGGACACCTCCTCGGTGCAAGCCAAGGCACCCCAGGCGGCGCAAGCCGTGGCGGCGATGGGCGCCTCGATGCAGCAGGCGGCGCAAGGCACCCGCACCTCCCTGACGGCACTCAACACCGAACAAGAAAAGTTCATCAGCGGGTTGCAGCGGCAGATTGAGACGGTGGGCATGTCGAAGGCCCAGCTGCTGGAATTCAAGTCGATGGAGCTGGGCGTCACCGACCAGGCCAAGGGCATGATCGCGCAGCTGCAGGCGGGCGAAGCCGCCTTTAAGAAGCAGGCTGGCGGTGCCCACGGTGCCGGTGCCGCGATGGAAGGTTTCAGCCTCAAGTCGTCGGTGGCACGCCGCGAGTTGATGGTGATGACGCGGGAACTGGCGCGCGGCGACTTCACGCGCCTGAGCACCTCGGCCAGCATCTTTGCGCAGAGCAGTGGCCTGGTGACCACGCTGATGTCGCCGCTGGGCCTGGCGATTGGCGCGGTGGCCGTGGTGATGGGTGGCCTGGCTGCGGCGTTTCTGATTGGCGACTCGCAGAGCAAGGCGTTTGCCCGCTCGATGGCGCTCACGGGTAACTATGCCGGCATCACCGAGGGGCAGTTCAACAGCCTGGCGGGAACCGTGGCGAAGTCGAGCGGTGCCACCATCGGCAGCGCCCGCGAGGTGGCCGAGGCACTGGCCAGCAGCGGGCGCTTCAGCGGCAAGGCACTCGGCGCCACCGCGATTGCGGCCGAGATGCTGGCCCGCGCCAGTGGCAAGAGCACCGACGACATCGTGAAAGACTTCATCGGCATGACCGATGGCGTGGCGAAGTGGTCGGAGAAGACCAACGAGAGCTATCACTTTCTGACGGCGGCGCAGCTGGAGCACATCAAGCTGCTGGAAGACCAGGGCGACAAGGAAAAGGCCATCACCGAGGTGATGGACATCCTGAGCGGCAAGCTGCAGGGCGTTTCGCAGAACCTGGGCATGCTCGAAAACGCCTGGCATGGCGTCAAGAGCGCCGCCAGCTCGGCCATTGCAGCGATGTTGCAGATCGGCCGCGTCAAGACGCCTGAGCAGCATATTGCGGACCTCAAGGAGACCATTGCTACCGCTGGCAAACCTCGGGCCTCATTGCTGGGCGTTGGCGAGTTCGGGGATACCTCGGGCAAAGAGTATGAGAACGGCGATCAGACGAATAATCAAGAGACGTTACGCCTTGCCATCCGGGCCAAAGACAACGCGGAGGTAATGGCGGCAATCGCATCGAAGACTGCGCAATCCGATCAGGCCAGCATTCAGTTTGGCAAGCTCAAGGAACAGTCGCTGAGTCGCCAAGAGAAGCTCACTAAAGCGCTGTCCGATGCGAATGCGCTGGCCGACAAGGGGCACGTCAGCAAGGAAGATCGCGCGCAGGTGCTGGCTGATATCAATGAGCGTTACAAGCCAGCCAAGGGTGCCAAGCCGGTCGACACCACGCGCCGTGACGAAAGTGCCCAACTCGCCCTCGACCTGGAGGGGTACAAGAAAGACCTGTCGGCCGAAACCGACGCATCGGCCAACGCCCAGAAGATTTTGGAGGCGCAGCACTCGGCCGGCCTGGTCGAAGAGAAGGACTATTACGCACAGCGCCGCCAATTCATCGACACCATCGAACACGCGCAAGAAAACGCGTTACAAAAACAGATCGCCCGCCTGCAGAAAGAAACCTTTGCCGGCAACAACGCGACTGCCGACCGGCTGAAGAACCAGCGGCAGATCGTCGACCTGCAGGCCCAGCTGGTGAAGGACCACGCCAGCGCCGACACGCAAAACCAGGTGCTCGACATCCAGCAAGAGGCCCGCAACAAGGCGGTGGCGCTCTCGTTCCTGAACGCCAGGGATGCTGCCGAGAAGTACCTTGACTCGCTGCGCCGGGGTCAACAGCGTGATCTGGCCGGTTTCGGTGCCGGCACCGAGGAGCGCAACCGCACCAACGGCCGGGCGCAGATCGATGACAAATACGACCAGCAGCGCCGCGACCTGGAGAAGTCCAGGCGCGATGCCGAGTTCGTCAACCCGCAGGCCTTCGCGCCAGGCACCGACGCGCAAAAGAAATACAGCGACGAGTTGGGCCTGATCACCGAGTTCCAGCGGAAGGCACTCGAATCCTACGACCAGTATTACGCGCAACGGCGCCAGCTCGAAAGTAACTCCGCCCTGGGCGCGCAGGAGGCGCTGAAGAACTACGCCACCGATGCGGCCGACACGTACAAACACACGCAGCAGATCGTCACCAACTCGTTCAAGGGCATGGAAGACGCGCTGGTGGCGTTCGTCTCGACCGGCAAGCTGGACTTCCAGTCGCTGATCAACTCGATCATCAGTGACCTCGCCCGGCTGGCGATCAAGCAGGCGATCACTGGCCCGCTGAGCGCTGCGCTGAGTGGCGTGTTTCGTGGGGCGGGCGGCGGCATCAGCGCGAGCAACCAGAGCCTTTTCGAAGCTGCTATTCAGGGATACGCCAAGGCGAATGCCAACGGCGGTGTCTACGACTCGCCCAGCCTGCACAGCTACGCCAACGAGGTGCACAGCTCGCCGCAGATGTTTGCGTTCGCCAATGGCGCAGGCATTTTTGGCGAGGCCGGGCCCGAGGCGATCATGCCGCTCACACGCGATGGCTCCGGCCGGCTCGGCGTCACGGCCCATGGCGCCGGTGGTGGCGCGGCATCGGCCACCACGGTGGCACCCGTCACCCACATCACCATCGACAGCCGCTCGGATCGCGGTGCCGTCTATGCCGATATCAACCGCGCCTTGACGGAGAACAACAAGACCCTGATGGACCACCTGCGCCGCGTCAAGGTACTGCCTCAATGAACATCATCACGCTTCCGCCCGGCCTGCCAATGCTGCGCCAGTCGTTCGGTTTCCGCACCAACGACATGACCTTCGGCTCGACCGATGCGCCGGGCCCAACCCAGACGGTGGTTGTCGGCCCCACCCAGCGGACCTGCTCGCTGGTCAGCGAGGACCGCATCCCGGTCGCGGCCGAGATCGCGCTGTGGACCGCGTTTGTCCATGCGATAGGCGGCAAGGTCAACCCGGTCGCGATCTCGAATCTGATGCAGCCGGCACCGCTGGGCACTGCGCGAGGCGCATGGTCGGCAGCGAGCCTGGCACCCGCTGGCGCAGCCACCCTCAGCCTGTCGCTCGGCGCCGAGCAGGCCGGCCGCACGGTGCTGCAAGGCGATTGGATGGGCGTCAACCAAGTTGACACCAACCGCCAATTGCTGCACGTGCAAGAGAGCGCAACGGCTGACGCCCAGGGCCTGATCACGCTGCTGTTTGCGCCGGTGCTGCGGGTCGCGGTACCGGCTGGCACCACCGTCGTTTGGGACCGTCCCACCTGCCTGATGAAGCACAGCAGCAGCGACAACAGCTGGCAGCTGCAGACGCGCACGGCGGGCAGTTTTTCATTGGATTTTGTGGAGTGGTGGCGATGACGGTCCTGACAAACAGCGGTTTCGAGAATGCCGCCAGCGCCGATGCCTACGGCGAGCTCGCGCTGGTCGAGATGCAGTTCCAAGGCGGCACGTTGCGGCTGACGTCGTGGCCTTTGAGCGTCGACGTGATGGGCGAGACCTGGACCGGCGTGGGGGCCTTGGGGTCCATCGGCAAGCTGCACGAGAGCGAAGACGGTGCCGCAGAAAAACTCACGCTGACACTGGACATCACCGACTTTGGCATTCGGACCCTGGCGCTGGGCAGCCCAGGCAGCTACCAGGACCGGACCATGAAGATGTGGTTCGCGCTGCTGGATGCAACGACGTTGCAAATCAGCGGTCAGCCGGTGCTGCGCTTTGTGGGCGTGATGGACCAGATCAAGATGACGCGGGACCAGACGAGCGCCGCCATCCATTTGGATTGCCGCAGCAACAGCTTTGACGTTCGCTCGAACCCGTCATCGCTGCGCTGCAATGATGCCCAGCACCAGGCGCGCCACCCCGGTGAGCGCGGCTTTGAGTACCTGAACAGCCTGATCGGGACTCCCAGCGTCTGGCTGTCGAAGGCATTCCAGGCGTCGCTGATCAAATGATGACGCTCGACCAATTCATTGACGCGCGGCGCGTGGTGCCGTTCGCCTACTTCCACCACGACTGTGCGCACATCGCGGCCGATTGGGTGCTGCAAAAGACCGGTCGGGACCCGATGGCCGACCTGCGCGCCAACGGCCCGGTCGGCAACGCCAACCTGCTGACCGCCTTGCGCATCGTGCGGACCGAAGGCGGCTTCCAGGCGGCCGGATCGAAGCGCCTTGGCCCGGCGTTGCCTGGGCTCATGGCCCAGCGTGGTGATGTGGTGCTGGCCCTGAGTGGCGGCAAAGTTGGCCGTGTGTCGGGCTACAGCTTTGGCATTTGCACTGGCGCGCACATCGTTGCACCGGGCAACGAGAAGCTTGAATTTTTGCCTTTGACGGCTGGAGTCGCTGCATGGCGAATTTGATTCGCGCCGTTGGCGTTTTTGTGGCGCTCGCGCTGGTGTCGCAGGCGGCATCGGCCGATCCCGTCACAGCGGGCCTGATCATCGGTTTCATCGGGACTTACGGCGCAGCCATCGCGACGGTGATCAGTTTGGCCGTCTCGGTCTATGGTTCTGCCCAGGCCAAGAAGAAGGCATCGCAGGCCGCTAGCGATGCCCGCGCCAAGGCGCTGGCCGGCCTGCAAGATCGGATGCAAACGGTGCTGAGCGCCGCCTCGCCCTGGCAAATCATCTATGGCGAACCCGCTCCCTTGGGGGGCGCTGTCATTGCCATCGTCACCAGCGGCTCGGTTGACCAGTTCAAACACGTCATCTACGCGTTCGCTGCGCACGAGTGCGAATCCATTGACGAACTCTATATCGACGGCATGGCGCTCGGCATACCGGGCGACGGCGGCAGCGCGACGCTGGCCGAATACCAGTTGACCAAAGGCATCCCGACGCTCATCAGCGTGCCGTTTGAGCTGGTGGAAGAAGACAGCCCAGACAGCGACAGCGGCAGCGGCGGCCCGACTGGTCGCGGCGTCTGCGTCGTCAGAACGCCCCAAGGCGACCCGCTGACCACCAAAGATGTCGCTGCGATCATCGACGCCAACAGCAATGACCTGTCGGGGTCGGTGCAACAGGGCTACTCCCCTGGGGTGCTGTACGACGGTCGGCTGATCATTCTGGTCGGACCCGTCGGCACCACCGGCTATGTGAAGGTGTGGGTGGACCGCGGCGGCTCCGCAGTCAGCGTGCAAAAGCACCTGTCGCCAGGCGGCGTCGACACAGCCGATGCCAACCTCATGGCGGCAGCGCCGACCAAGTGGACGGCCGCCCACAAGCTGAGCGGCTTCACCTATATCGTCATGACCTTGGACATGCGGTGCGAGCGCTTGCAGGGCGGCGTCCCTAACGTGACGGCCAAGATCAAGGGCAAGAAGGTGCTGGACCCGCGCACCGGCCGCGTCGCCTACAGCCGCAACCCCGCGCTGTGCTTGGCCGACTTCATCGCCAGCGAAGCCGGCTACCTGGCGAGTTACGAACAGATCGAGCTGAACTCGCTGATCGCTGCGGCCAACGACTGCGACGTGGCGACCTACGACCCTGCGACGGCCAATGCAGACCGGAAGACATACGGCGGCACCCCACGCTACACCTGTGATGGCGCGTTCAAAACGGAAGCCGACCGCGACGGCACACGCCAGCAGTTTGAGGACGCGATGGCGGGCTTCAGCCTGGAGTCTGGCGGTGTCTGGCGCATTCTGGCGGGTGCCTGGTCGACGCCGGTGATGGCCTTGGGGGATGCCGACATGCTGTCCCCGGTGGTGGTGTCACAGACCTGCCACACCGGTGCCGAGCGCTACAACGGCGCGCGCGGCAGTTACATCAACATGAGCGGTACCGGCATCAGTGAGGACTTCGTGCCGTACTCGAACGCCGCGCTACTGGCACTGGACGGCAAGGCGAAGCTGCTCGACTTGCCGATGACCTTCACCGGCGCAGCGGCCCGGGCGCAGCAGCTCAGTCGGGTGCGCGTCGAGCAAAGCCGAGGCGGCTTCCTGCTCGCGATCAACCCGTCGATGTCGGCCTGGCACCTGCAGCCCGGCGACCGGATCACGCTGACCAATGCGGTCTACGGCTTCACCAACAAAGCCTTTCGCGTCCAGGAATGGACTTACTCGGCGGCCAGCCCACTGGCACTGCAAATTATTGGCGATGAGGAGGCGTTTTACGACACCGCCGATGCGACGGCAGACGATGCGTCGCCGAACACCAACTTCCCGAGCCCGTTCATCAAGCCGGACCCACCCTTCGACTTGGAAGTGCTGAGCGGGCCGACGCAGATGATCCAACAGGGCGCGACGCTGATCGTGCGCGTCAAAGTGCAGTGGGCAGACCGTGCCCCCTCGACCGTCAAGCTGGGCGGCGGCGTGCGGGTCAACTACCGGCTGATGGACCCGGTCAGCGACTGGCTGTCCGTCGCCCTGGCGGGCGATGCCACCAGCGTTTACCTGCTGGGCTTGACGGTAGGCGGGCTGTACCAGATTCGGGTGCGCTACGAGACGATGTTTGTCCCGAGCGACTGGGTGGAAGCAGAGCATGTCGTGATCGGCCGCGTAGGCGACCCGTCTGGCGTCGGTGGCCGCACCCTGGTCATGACCGATTCCGGCCTGGTCGCCACCTGGCACGAGCCGACCAACTGGGACTTGATCGAATGGGCCGGTACCGAGCTGCGGCGCGGTGGCAGTTGGGACACCGGCGTGGTGTTGTTCAAGGGCCGCGTCACAACCAAGAACCTGGGCTGGCAGCCGGCCGGCATTGTCACCATCTGGTCGGCCAATGCCAACGTGCTGGGGGCGTACTCGGTTCCCGTCAGCGACAGCATCACCATCGCGGCGCCGGCGCAGCCGCTGGTCACGGTGCAGCGCCAGTACTCGGCTGTGCGCTTGCTGTGGCAAGACTGCAAGACGATGCAGCCGGTAGCCAATTACCAGGTACGGGAGGGCAATGATTTCGCCTCAGCAACCGCGCTCGGACTGGTGACCGCGACGCAATTCGACCTGACAGCGCCAACGGCTGGCATGCATCGCTACTGGGTCTGCGCGGTCGACGTGGCCAGCAATGCCAGCGCAGCGAGCTTTGTTGACGTCGAGGTGCTGCCGAGCATTGAAGAGGCGATGGCCGCGCTGCACAGCGGGCTGGATGCCGTGGTCGGGGATCTGAAGGATGAAACAGGTGCGGTCGCCGCGCAACTGGCGGCTGCACAGGCGCAGGCCACTGCCACCGCGCAGCAACTGGCGAACGAGGTCACGAACCGCGCAGCCGATGTGTCGGGACTGCGCTCGGAATCTGAAGCCGCCCTGGCGGCTGTCAACGCCCAGCTGGCAGATCTCCACAGCGTGTCAGCGTACGACGCCAGCCGAACCTACGAAGACGGCGATTTCGTCAAATTCAACGGCAAACTTTACTCGGCAACCAACGAAACCTCCGGCAACGATCCGACGGACACGGCGCACTGGTCATTGGTCGGTGCTTACGGCAGCCTGGGCGAAGCCGTCACAGGACAAGGCGTTCAGTTGGCGAGTCAGGCCACCCGCATCACCACAGCGGAAAACAACCTGACAGTTGAAACCACTGCGCGCAACACCCTGGCCGCGCAGGTACGCGGCAGCTACGACGGGACCGACCCGGACCAGTTGTCAGAAGGGCTGGCGTTCAACGAAAAAACAGCTCGGGCCACCGGCGATTCGGCCAACGCGTTGTTGATCGCAGGGGTCGACAGCCGCCTGACGCTGGCAGAAGGCAGCGTGGTCGTTCAGGCCAAGGCGATCAATTCGCTGCAGACCAGCGTGACGAATCAGGGCGGCGTCTTGACCAGTCAGG